TGACTTATTTGGATTCTCCATCCACCACATCTGCTACAACATATAAATTGCAATGGGAGGCAGAATCAGGAGAAACAATCTATCTAAATAGATCGTTTGGTGATGGAGATGCTTCTACCTCTGCGCGTGGAGCTTCTTCAATCACCGTGATGGAGGTAGGAGCATGACAACCATAGCAAATGCAGTTTTAGCGTTGGATTCCACTGCTCAAATATCAACAGTTAGCGATAATCTTGATGAAATAATTTGGCATGACGGAAACCCTAACGGAATCACAGCAGAGCAAATAACAGCAAAGCAAGCGGAACTACAAACTGCATATGACGCACAAGAATATGCCAGAGAACGACAAGTGGCATATGCGGCGGCGGGATGCACCATCGAAGCACTCGCAGTTGCGACATTTGAATCAGTGTTCGCCGATGACTCATCTGCGGCAGTCAAGTTGCAGATCGAGCGCGAAAAGATTAAAGCCGCGATACCTAAGTAAATGTTTTTTTGGCGCACATTTACGATGGTGAAATGGGCGCTTTTGCCGCTATCGGTTGGTGCTTTTTTGATAGCGCCAGAAGCCTTTCCTATATGCCTCCAAGAGTGGCGCGACGGGTTCGCTGAAACGTTTGCGGCCTACAGCAAGCGTGGATACTTTGCGCCCATAAGTGAGGAATAACTATTGACATGAAAATCAAAGCAATCATCCTCGGGGCGGCACTGGCCGCTTTTTTTTCGACCATAGGTCAGGCGACTGTTCCCCCACCGTCACTAATGCCTTATGCTGAAATAATTCCAATGCGTGTTTTGTGCGTCAATGGCGGCCCAGAACCTCTGTTACTGAGATTGATGAATACGTTTTCGGAAGTGCCAAAATACAGTATGGAGGTTTCTGTTGGTGCGCCGCATCAGATAGGTTTGATCATAGCGGAAAATAAAAACAACCCCTCCAGTACAATAGTTCTCGTGAACCCCAACTTGAACGATGGACTTGGGAAAAGCTGTATATTTTTCACAAGCAAAGATTACTTGAAAGACAACGGAGCGCAGTCACTTGAAAAGAAAGTTCCCACTGAAGGCGAAACAGATGCCTAACCAATGCTTATGTGCAGCCTGTCTTGAAGGTGCGTGTGATTGCACGGAACTTAACGGGTCATGCAATGATTGTCTGTGTTCAGAATGCGGGGGTGAGAAGTAATGGCAGAATACACCGGGCCAGATCGACGGGGAAACGGCGGGTGGCACATGTCGAAGAGTCTTAGCGTATCCCACTTGTTTACTACTTTAGCTATAGCTGTCGGATTTTTTACTTATGTCACAGGTATAGAGCAAGAAACCGTAATAAACAAACAAAATATTATTAACCTGTCAGAAAGAGTTGCGCGAAGTGATGCGCGGCACGGTGAGCAATTCTCTGAAATTAAAACGATGCTAGAAAAAATCAGCGACCGCTTAAACAGTCTGAGTATGCGCGAACGTCGTGATTGATGAAGCTGACAGAAAAAGCACAACAACAAATCAGCGAAACAATGGATGGTGGTTTCCTTCGCATCTCGGTGAATGGTGGCGGTTGCTCTGGGTTCCGAATCGCGCTTTCCAAGGAGATCGAATTGAGCGATGGGGACGAACTCATCAGCGACAATGTTGTTTCGGATGCCACCTCGCTGGCGCTTTTGAACGAAGTCGAGATGGATTACCAACGCGACCCCTTTAGCAGTGGCTTTATTTTTAACCACCCACATCAAACATGCGGCTGTGGCGCAAGTTTTCAACTGTGAGGTTTTATGGATATTTTAATTCAATGGATAAAACGCTATCCGATGTACGCAGCCATCGCTGCTTTGTTATTGGTGTCTGTTGTGTATCACTACTTTGTCTGACGGCTTGTTCAAGTCTTAAAAAGGCGGGCATCGTTGCGGGCATCACTGGTGCCGGGTCAGCTATTGGTAGTGCTGTTTCGACCTCATCGCTTGCTGGGCCAGCCGGTGCAATTGTTGCGGCTGGTGCCGCCACCCTTGTGTCGGATGTTGCTTCCGCTCCAGCCGGTAAAACCGTCATTCAAGAAGCCCCGACAACATGGTTATCAATATTGCAGTCTGCGCTTGAAATCGGCGGTTGGGCTGTGATTCTAGGTCTGATCATTATTCCCGCTATCTTAACCTATTTGATCCCCGGCCCTTTGAAAGTATCGAGAAAAACCAAACATGGCTAGATCAGGAAGTTACAACTTCTCACGAAATCGAAACGAACTAATCAAAGATTCCTTCGTTGAAGCCGGTATTCTTGACCCCAACGAAACCGTTGACGGCGATGAAGCGGAATTTGCCAGCACACAACTGAATCGCTTGATCAAGTTTTGGCAAGCAGATGGGTTGCGGTTGTGGGGCATACGCGAATGCTATTTGTTTCTTGAAAAGGACAAGCACAATTATCTGTTAGGTTCCAGTGGCGATCACTGGACGGAGTCATTCGTTGCAACGCAGATTAAAACTGCCGCTTCATCAAGTGCAACCTCGATAGACCTTGATTCGACAACGGGTATTTCTGCGGCTGACAACATCCTGATTAAACTTGACGACGGAAGTCTGCATGAAACGACGGTATCGAGTGTGACTGACTCTGATACGTTGGCGATTGCAAGTGGTTTGGGTGATGCGGCTGCTGTTGATAATCAAGTCTATGCTTACACGACAAAAGCGCAACGACCCCTGCGGGTCAAGTTCGTCACCTATCACGAAAAGTCGAGTGGTGTCGAAACCCGTTTAACTGAAATCTCACGCGAACAGTTCTGGTCTGTTTCGACAAAAACCACTGATTCCCGACCGTCGCAGTTCTTTTTTGATCCACAACTTGACTCAGCAGAATTCAACATTTACGGGGAACCGGATAACGTTGCGAACTACCTTATTTGTTTGGCGCATTTCCCGCTTGACGACATGGATGCGGCAGCAAACGACTTCGCTTTTCCGCAAGAATGGCTTGAACCTTTGACTTACAACCTCGCTTATCGATTAGCTGTTGCTTATCGCGCACCGCAGGAAAAGATTGGATTTCTGAGGAGTCTCGCCCGCGAAGCAAAGTATGTCGCTGACTCGTGGGACGAGGAGAAATCACCTATTCAAATGCGACCTGATTCAAACTGGATAAATTCACATGCCCGCTAGAAAAATCGGCAACCCACTGTGGCAGTTCTTTGATGACACCGGTGCTGTTCTCGCCAGTGGCACTATAAACTTTTACTCTCCCGGTACGACAACCGCAAAAGCCATTTATCAAAATGCGGCTAAGTCGTCATCCCACTCAAATCCGGTAACACTCGATTCTGCCGGTCGTCCACCCACAAACGAAATTTACACAGAAGGTTTTTACGATGTCCTCATAAAGAACAGTGCCGGGACGACCATTAGATCGATTTCTGATTTCGGCGATGATTTCTCAGCCGTTGCCACCGACCTAAACAATAACCTTTTATCCAACCACTCCTTTGAAACTGCCGGTTCGGGTCAACCTTGTGCAAACTGGACAGAAACCGATTCTGGTTCAGTCGTTGCGCGGGATACATCCGCCCATATTCATGGTGCTGCTTCATTAAAGTTCACGTCGTCAAGCAGTAGCAGTGATTCTATTTTATCAGACGCATTCCCGCTTGACGAAAAGAAGGAGGTGGTGGTCGAGTTTGACATACTTGCAGACAATGCAGCGGCACAACCAAAGGTTGAAATAGCTTTTCTAACATCGGCAGCGGGTTCAATCAGCACAACCACACTGTATTCATCGACCGAAGGCATTACCCCTACAGCGTGGACGAGAATCTACGGACTGAACACGACCCCGCCGGGGAATACGCGATACGGAAAAATAAAGATCACGGGCAATGCGTCTGGAACTGGGCGCACTGTTAATTTCGACAATATGGAAGTGACGCAAGTCAATCCATTTCCAGTTGTCACTTCCTACAACATCTATGGCTTGAAATTATCGCGTGATAGCGGTGACACGAGCAACGATATCAACATCACTGCTGGTGCCTGTAAAGATGCCACACTGGCTGAAGACATTGTGCTTGTCAGCGAGATCACCAAAAAGATAGACAGCACTTGGGCCGTCGGCAATGATGCCGGTGGACTTGCGTCGGGTGAAAGTCTTTCTGCGAGTGCTTGCCTGTTTGTGTGGTTGATAAAGAATCCGACCACCGGAAATGTTGACGCTTTAATTTCAACATCGGCCAGTTCGCCAACCATGCCGTCGGGTTATACCGTCAAGCGATATATCGGCAGTTGGAAACTCGACGCCTCAAATGCTCTGTTGAGTGCCAGATGGAAGGGTGACGAATACATTGTTCTTGCTGATCCGGTCGAAGAGTTTTCGGACACTTCCCTGACCTCCGGTAGTGCAAACGTCGAAACTGTAGCGATCAAGGCACCGCCAGAGGCTTATGTTCATTACACCGCGAAACTCGATGATGGTGGTGGTACAAACTTCACCAACGCTGAACTTAGCATTGGGCCGGGTGATGGCAGTTGGACGTGTCACACAGCGGGTTGCAAGTATGACGGTGCTGATTTAATTCAGATGAACGCGGAGGGTTGGGTGAACACAAACTCGTCGGCTCAAATTAAATATTTTGCAACCTTCAGCGGCCCGTCTGGTGCTGATCTCGCACTAAAGATTCTGGGTTGGCGTGATCTGAAAATACTGCATCCATGATCGAATTTCCGTTCATCGGCGGCACTTATCCTGACTCTTCGTTCAGCAGTCAACGAACTGTCAATATGTATCCTGAGTCTGATAAAGCCTATAAGACCGAAACGATCCTTCAAGGGTTTCCGGGTTATTCGTCTTGGATAGCGTTGGGCGATGGCCCTGTCCGTGCGATGGCAACCTTTCTTGGCAAGCTGATCGTCATTGTGCGGAACACGGTTTACAGCGTCACTCCGGGCGGTTCGTCAAGTAAAATCGGAAGCATCGGAACCACTGACGGTTTTCTGTCGATGGACGAAAACGGCATCGAATTGATGATTGTGGACGGCACGAGTGGTTATCTTTACAACGGTGCAACGTTTTCTGAAATTACCGACACCACATTCCAAGCGACGAACGCAACCCATGTAACTCACATGGATTCGTTTTTCATCGTCAACCAAAAAGACAGCGGTGCAATTTGGGTTTCGAACAGCTTTGATGGTGCAACATGGAGCGCGACCCGCACGGCGACGGCTGAATTCAAGTCTGATCATGTCATCGCGCTGTGGGCTGATCGTGAGTTGATGTTGGGTGGTGATAAGACTACACAAGTTTATTACAACTCTGGCGCTTCCCCAATGCCGTTTGAAGCAATCAGAACAGGTCGAATCATCTATGGTGTGGCTGCGCCTCAGTCCGTTGCGATTGTAAATAATACCAGCCATTTTCTCGCGCAGGATGCCAACGGTGGTGTGTTCGTGGCGCGGATGAACGGTTACACGGTCGAGCGAGTATCAACCCGCACGATGGAAAACCTCTGGGCCGGTTATACCGACTTTGAAGATGCGTTTGCGATGGCGG